TCATGACGGGCGAGCGGGTATCCCTTACACCGGAACTCCTCGTTGAGTTCTTCGATGCGCTTCACCACGCTCGCCGGTTCTTCGCCAAGCGCGACGAGATGAACGCGGAGGTCCACCTGGCGGAGCCGAGATGGTCTCCGCTCACATACCTCGTCGCCAACGCGGAGACGAAGCTCCAGGAGGTCCTGGAGGCCAACGCGATCATCGGCGCTCCCATTCAGCACGATGCCCACCCGAGGATGAAGACATGAGCGCTGGGGTACGGCCGGAGTTCCACGAGCGAGCGGAGCAGCCGGAGTCCAGTCCTGACCTGGAGTACCGCGATCAGCGAATCCGCGAGGAGGCTGAGCGCCGGTTCCTTGAACTCGTCCGGGAGCGGGACCGGCTAGTGGACGAGCTAAGTCATCTTGGTGATGGCTTTCGCAAGCAGAGGCGGGCGTGGCAACTCGCCAAGGAGGTTATCGCCGAACGGTTCGGGCCGGTTACCGGGAACCTGGTACGGCAAGGGATTGAGACGCAGGTGGAGCGGGAACTTGGCGCTGGTATCCCCGACAGCGAGAGCTAAGCTCTGGCCGCGACTCCGCTACGAGCCGCACGAGGGCCAGCGCCTGATCCATGCGTCCTCGGCCCGTCACCGCGTCGCTGTCGAGGGACGACGCGCCGGTAAGTCGCAGACCGGCGGGCACGAGCTAAGCGTTGAGGCGATCGCAACCAAGCCGTTTGCTACCACACTTCTCGAAGCTGGGCTGAGGCGCGAGTTCTGGATCATCGGGCCGGAGTACAGCGACTCTGAGAAGGAGTTCCGCGTCTTGTGGAACGACGCGAAGCGGTTGGGACTCCCGCTCGACCGGCCCGGCTCCTACAACAACCCTGAAGGCGGTCCCATGACCGTCTCGTTGTGGGATGGGGCGTTCATCGTTCACGCCAAGTCGGCGAAGTACCCGGGCACGCTCGTCGGCGAGAGCCTGGACGGCGTGATCATGGCCGAGGCGGCGAAGCTCAAGAAGATCGTGTGGACGCAGTTCGCCCGGCCGATGCTCGCCGACACGAAGGGTTGGAGCCTGTGGCTTACCACACCGGAGGGACGGAACTGGGTCTATGAGCTTTGGCAGCTAGGGCAGAACTCCCGCGTCAAGGCCTGGGAGTCGTGGCGCTTCGGCTCGTGGATCAACTCCTTCGTGTTCCCGGGAGGAGCTACCGAGGCCGGCATCAAGATGCTCAAGGCGACCCGGGCAGCCCACCAGCCGCTTACCCCTGAGATCATCGCAGCGTCCGGCGTGGACGAAGAGATTGTGGCGATGTTCGAGGAGATGAGCCTGGAGCTATTTGCCCAGGAGGTCGAAGCCAAGTTCACCGAGTTTGTCGGCGCAGTATTCAAGGCGTTTGACGAGAGCTACCACGTCCGGCCGCTGGAGTACAACCCGGCACTGCCGGTATTCGCAGCCATCGACTACGGCTGGACCAACCCATTTGTCGTGCTATTGTTGCAGGTCGATAGCTTCGGCAACGTGTACGTCCTGCACGAGAATTACGAGACGGAGCGCGACACATCTGAGGTCGCGGAAGACCTCTCCAACCGCTGGCCGTTGCTGTCGAAGGTCCGCGTCATCTACCCGGACCCGGCCGAGCCGGACGACACCCACACACTGAAGAAGAAGTGGAGGGTGCGAGCGGCTACCAATACCGGCGGCGAACTCAAGACCCGGCTAGAGCTAATCCGCAACGCATTGAAGCCAGCGCTGACTGGTGCGTACCCTGTTACCGCTCACAACATTCCGATCGTCGGGGCACCGCGACTCCTGGTGGACTCGTCGTGTACGAACCTGATCGGCGAGATGCAGGCGTACAGATATCCGGAGACCAAAGAGGAGAGCCTGCGCAACCCGAATGACGAGCCAATGGACAAAGACAACCATGGGCCGGAAGCACTCGGGCGATTCTACAAGGGATACTTCGGTAAGATCGAGCGCCCCACCGGCGCCACCGTGCGCGGCTCGGGTCTCTCGAAGACAACTGTGAGAAGGCGGAAGCGAGTTGCGTGACCAATCCTAGCGTCAACGATATCGAGGACGAGCGCGAGGCAATCCGGACGCCGGACGCTCCGCCCAAAGCTCCATCCCATTGGAAGCAGGAGGACTGGGATGAGCTGAAGCGATATATCCGGTGGCTCTGCGACCAGCTTGGGTTGCGTGACTGGGAGATCATCCTCCTGCACGAGACCACAGCCGAGGTTGGTGAGGGCGACGCTATTGCCTACATCCACCCGACCGATGGGCAGCGACGGGCGACGCTCCGGCTGTGCTCGGACTTCCGCGAGATGTCGCCGGAGAAGCAGCGTCACTCGCTTATCCATGAGCTAATCCACCCACACCACCGCGACGCTACCGACATCATCCGGCTGACGCTCCCGCGATCTTTCGGTGGAGTAGCATACGAGGTCTTGTGGGAGAACTTCCGGCAGCAAGTTGAGCTGATGGTTGATAACATCGCCACTGCAATCGCTGAGCAATACCCGGTCCCGGATTGGCCCAAGCCGAAGAAGCGCAAGGAGAAGAAGGGGAAGAAGCCTTGACCGTCGCCTGGACGCCATACAGCACAGCCCGGCCGCTGATGGATACGTTGCCGGGTTGGGTTCCGGCCGACGACCAAGAGCGCATCGCCTCGTACCTGCTCTATGAGCAGATCTATTGGGGCCACCCAACGACCTTCAAGCTCACGGCGCGAGGCCTGGAGAATAGCCCCATCTACATTCCCTCGGCCCGCACGATCGTGGACACCACCGCCCGGTACGTCGGCAAGGGTCTCGGCTACAACGTCAAGGAGACGCTAGACCCGAGCCTGACGATGAACGAGCAGGACCGGGCCGGGTTGGTGTTCGCTCTTGATACCCTGCACAAGCGGGAGAAGTTCTTCAGCAACTTCCATAGCAACAAGCTGTACGGGATCATGCGCGGAGACTGGCTATTCCACGTGTTCGCTGATCCCGCGAAGGCGGATGGCAAGCGCATCTCCATCCAGGGTGTCGATCCCACGTCGTACTTCCCCATCTATGAGGACGACACTGACCCCAGCACGCTCGTGGGCGTCGCGCTCGCCGACCTCGTGGCTGTGGGAGACAAGGAGTTCGTGCGGCGACTGTTGTACCGCCAGGAGTTGAACGACGACGGAAGCAAGACCATCTTCCGCTCGCTGTTCTACTTCAAGCCCGAAGGTGGCGAGTGGCTGAAGCTCGACGCGGAGCCGGAAGTTGTGACCGACGTGGAGACGCTGAGCGAGGAGCAGCTTGACCCGCTGATTCAGGCGATCCCCGTCTATCACATCCGCAACAACCCGACCGCCAACCGGCCGTTCGGCTCCTCCGAGGTCCGGGGCATCGAGCGTCTGTTCGCCGCCATCAATCAAGGCATCTCGGACGAGGAGCTAAGCCTGGCGCTCGATGGGCTCGGCATGTACGCGACCGAAGGCGGGCCACCCCGGGACGCGGACGGGAACGAGCTACCGGCGTGGCCCCTAGGCCCAGGGCGTGTTGTCGAGACAGACCCTGACTCGAACTTCCGGCGCATCTCCGGCATCTCGACCGTGGCCCCGTACCTCGACCACGTGAACTGGCTCCGCGACGCAGCCCGGGAGGCGACCGGCGCCAACGATGTCGCGGTCGGCAAGGTTGACGTAAGTGTGGCAGAGTCTGGGATTGCGCTCGCGATCCGGATGGACCCTCTCCTCTCGCGTGTGGACTACTACGACCTGGACGCCACCGACACACTCTCCAACATGTGGTACGACCTACAGACCGGGTGGTATCCGGCGTACGAGCGGCTGACCTTCCCGAGCGTGATGGTGGAGCCGACGCTCGGCAACAAGCTCCCGGTCAACCGCAAGGAGAAGTTCGATGAGCTTGTGCTAATGCTCACGAACGGGGTCATTACCGCAGAGTTCTTCCTGACCGAGACGGAGAAGCTAGGCTACAAGTTCCCGGACGGAGCCGCAGCGATGGCGGCCGCAGCTCAGGCGGAGAAGGCGGCCAGCACGGCCGCTGCCGATCCGTTCGCCAACCGAGCCGGTGGCGAGCTAGGCGCAGCCGGGAACGGTGGCCCAGTGCCAGCGGAGGAGGTTCCCGCGTGAGCACCCCAGGACGACGGAA